GTGGCAGTACGATTATGATTGTATCTCCAGCTTGGAAGAAATACACTATTTCTGAATCAGATTTCACTGGTATATCACACGAAGAACTAAGCCGAGGGGCATACAAGGGGTACTACGTTGGCATAGATCCCGCTCAGGTTAAACGATACATAATGAATACTATTTGGGGCACTGAGTATCCCCAGAAAATTAATATAAAATATGAAAAAGATAAGGAATGGGAATAATAAAGCTTGACTTTCTCATAAATATCTTGTATATTATAGTATGAATAAGAATGACATTATTGGAGAATTGCTTAGAATATTAATTCAGGCCACTATTGAATATGTGGATTCGGTTGAAAAGGAGCTATTTGATTTCGAAGATAGTAACGATTTACTGTCGGATACCATAACTGATATGGAAGAAGAAAATGAAGATTTACGTGAACAACTGAATGAAGTTTTACATGAATTGGAAATACGGGACATGGATATGAGAAATATATTGGATGATGACAATGAATAAAAAGGACATAATTGCGCGATTAAAAGATTTGAGCCGATTCGATATGGCAGCTGAAATTGATCCCTACAGTGATCGCATCGGCGGATATTCAACATAGGTTGAAAAAGACCGTTATGAGTTTGGGGATTATGTGGAATGGGATGATATTGCCATTCTCATAAAAGAGCTGGAAAATGATACAATTTTGGAGTATGACAATGAAACCGATTAATATATTAAATGAACCAATAAAAGTGTATCATGCAAATTTACTGGAATCTGATGACAATTCAATGTATAGGCGTGAATGCCCATTTTGTGAAATTGGGTTATTTATGGTAAGGCGTGATAATGAAACATTTGTATTGGAAGATACTGATAATTGTATTTCATGTGGACAACAGGTGATTTACATGGATATTGACAAAATGAGAGCTAAAGAAAATTTCGAAGAATTAAAGGATGTGGAATAAATGAAAACATTAATTATTGTTAGGGGAGTACCAGGTTGTGGTAAGTCCACCTATGCAAAGGAATTGGTTCGAAAGGACCCACAGAATTGGCTTCGCGTTAACCGAGACGATTTCAGGACGATGGCAAATGCCGGAGTATATTCTGAAGTATTTGAAATGGTTATCCAAGATACAGTTATGGCGATGGCTCGTAAGGCCCTACAAAAAGGGTTGAATGTGGTTACTGATGACACCAACTTAAAAGGTAAAACCGTATCACAATGGCACAGACTTGCACAGAGTGTGGGTGATGTTGAAGTGATAGAAAAATATATTGATGTGGAGCTGAAAACTGCGTTACATCGTAACGCTACTCGACCGTCTGAAGATCAGGTGCCAGAGGGAGTGGTTAAGAAATTTTTCACCAAATACATCAACAAGAATCTTAAAGTGACTCCAAAATCATATTGCCCACCAGTGGATAATCCAATGTTCACCAATATTCAGGATCAGAGTTTGCCACAAGCAATCGTATGTGACTTGGATGGGACATTGGCAAAGATGGTTGCTAGGGGCCCATACGATTGGGACAAGGTGGATACTGATGCAGTGAATAGCCCAGTACGCCACGTATTGGATACATACGGATATTCGAACATGATGCTCAATGAAGATGACGAAGACGAACACGTTGAAATCATTCTATTCTCGGCACGCGATGGTTCTTCCCGTGATTTGACTGAATCTTGGCTGCGTACACATAACATCCATTATAACCAGTTGATTATGCGTGAAGCGGGTGATATGCGTAAAGACAGTACGGTTAAAAAAGAAATGTATGAACAATTTCTTGAGGACAAGTATAATATCCTATTTGTTCTAGATGACAGAGATTCCGTGGTCGAATTATGGCGAAACGAAATTGGGGTTCCGTGTTTTCAGGTCGACTACGGTAATTTTTAGCAGAAAGGTTAAGAAATGAAAATTAATACGGAACACATGAGAAAATTAATGGAAGCGTATAATATCGCCGCGAAGGGTGATGATCCATATAAACATTATGCGGCCGTAGTTACACTGCGAAAAGAAATTCAGGGGTTTGAACGGACTCTTGAAATCTATGAGAAACACATCCATGCAAATATGTTTGCACAGTTGGAAAAAGACTTGCTCAAAGGAAATTAATTTCAAAAAAGCGAAAATAACGGTTGACTTTGTCGTTTTTATCTTGTATCTTGAGGTATGATAAGAGAGGACAATCAAATGCATAAAAGTGAAAGAGTCGAATTATTGACTAACGCCCAAGACTTAATTAATGAGGCCATCGGCCTAATTGAAGAGGCAGTAAGCGGTACAGAAAACGATATGTCTGCACAGGCATATATTATAGCACACTTGAATAACTGGGCAAATGGTGGAAACCCATGCGACGAGACAATCCCAGTATTAATTGAAGAAATTGAGGAAAATTAAGATGAGTAAATATTGGTGGGACTTTGAGGGTCCAGATACGGTTATAGTTGAGAGTGAAAATTCAAATGTACCATTGGCCGAATTTGAATACGATTATATGGGTGGTGATGGAGAAATAATGACACATCCAGACGGCACACAATCTCGTCAGGGGTGTGCATCGGCCGCAATCGAGTTGGCAGAACAATTTATTAACGATTTAGAAGGACAGAATTAAAATGACATTGCAAGAATTTATTGACGACAACAGAGCTGAACTCGACTCGGGCATCCGAGCGGCTATAGGTCAACCAAATTTTGATCTTGACGACGACGAACGTGAGTTGTGGATTATGAATGACGAAGGCCTTTACAACTGGGCTCTATCAGAAGGTGTAGAGGAAATCTAAGATGTCAACCAATCAACTCAAAAAAATGGTGGAAGTCGATTTCGAAAGACATGCTTGTGATTTTTGCAATCATTATGTTGAATATGGACCCAACCACGACCATTTCAATTCCAGCGGAGAAACTTTGATATGGGGCGAATCTCAACCGATTTTTATTGACAAGTGTGCTATTTGTGAAAATGATTTTTGCAACGATCACAAAGGAGTTGAATATTCCGAAGATGGTTCAATTTGCCACAAATGTGCCGAAACATACCAATTCGATATCAGTGGGGTGTCATTTATTAATATCAAAACTGGTGAAAAAGCCGGAAGCTTCAACCTATAGGGGTGGAATTATGGAAATCACACTGACTCCAGAAAATGTAAATGACTACCATCTGAATTATCGGAATGGTGTATTACATGCAAATATAATGAGACTGGTTGAAGCTGGAAAATCGGTCGATATTGAAGTGGAAATTCAGACCAATGCCCAATTCTTGGTAGTTAATTATGGGGGCAATATTAACTAAAATAATTAAAAAAATAGTAAGATTTTTTTTCAAAACACCCAAAATAAAAGGGTGTTTTTCTTTGCCTGCTTACTATATATTAATGTGAAAAGAAACACAGGTTGTATGAATTAAATATAACTAATTAAACATTAACGAATGAGCATTTAAACACTTAGGAGAAACAAAAATGGCCGATATTAATGCATTAAAAAAACGTCTAGAACAGCTAGAATCAACAAATCACCGTGTAAACAACCTCTGGAAACCATCTTCCGGAAAAACCCAAATCAGACTCGTACCTTATAAAATGGATCATGATAATCCATTCATTGAGTTACTTTTTCATTATGACTTAGGTGGCAAGAACTACTTGTCTCCACTGTCATTTCAGAGACCCGATCCAATCGAGGAATTCTCTAAGAAGCTGCGGGCTTCAGGAGATTCAGAAGGTTGGAAACTGTCTAAGAAACTTAGTGCTAAGATGAGAACTTATGTTCCAATCGTGGTACGTGGTGAAGAAGATCAGGGTGTAAAATTCTGGGGTTTTGGAAAAACAGTTTACCAAGAACTGCTCGGATTCATGTCTGACCCAGACTACGGTGACATTACCGACCCAACAAGTGGTCGTGATGTAGTCGTGGAATTCAAAACCGCGGAAGAAGTCGGTGCGAGTTTTCCAAAAACTAACATTCGCGTTAAGCCAAATGTTACACCATTAACCGCCAATAAGGCACAACTGGATAACTTCTTGGAAAATCAAAAAGATGTCCGCGAAATTTATCAGGAACTTTCTTATGATGATTTGGCAGAGGCTCTCAATGATTACCTTAGCCCAGATGCAGAGGAAGAATCTGATACAGCCGGAGACGGTATGACAAAATCTCAAATGCAGGAACATGTTGAAACTGCTTCCATTGATAATTTCGATGACATTTTTAACAAGAAAAACTAAATAATAAACGATACGGGGAGACTTCACAGTCTCCCCATATTATTTTAGGAGACGCAAATGAGAGATAGAGACGAATTAGCCTCAATGATCGCGGATTCGATTAACAAATCATCCGCCGAAAAATCCGCTTTCTTTTTAGATAGCGAAGAATCACCCACAGATGTAACGGATTGAATTTCCACTGGATCATCAGAACTAGATTTAGCGATATCAAATATGCCCAACGGGGGAATACCCGTGGGTAGAATCACTGAATTTAATGGATTGGAAGGTACTGGCAAAAGTCTTGTCGGTGCTCACATCTTGGCTAACGCCCAGCGTAAAGGTGGGGTGGCCATATACATTGATACTGAAACTTCAGTTAGCCCACAATTTTTGACAGCCATTGGAGTGGATGTTAAGAACATGATTTATGATCATGTGGAAACAGTTGAAGAGATTTTTGAACACATTGAAAATATTGTGACAAAGGTTAGGGAACAAGATAAGGGCAGACTGGTTACAATTCTTGTGGACAGTATAGCCGCAGCCAGTACAAAGGTTGAAATGGAAGCCGATTTTGATAAGGATGGTTGGGCAACAAGCAAAGCCATTATTATCTCAAAGGCTATGAGAAAAATCACACAAATGATTGGTAAACAACGTGTCGCATTGGTTTTCACAAATCAATTGAGGCAGAAGTTGGGTGCAATGTTTGGTGACCAATGGACTACTTCTGGTGGAAAGGCATTGCCATTCCATGCATCAGTTAGAGTTAGATTAAAGAACGCTGGCCGAATAAAGGTTGGTACTGGTACAAAAGAACAGGTCGTTGGAATGAAAATTAAAGCACAGGTAATCAAGAATAGAATGGGTCCGCCTCTGAGGCAGGCCGAATTCAACCTAAGTTTCGCTTCTGGAATTGATGACATTGGGAGCTGGATAAGAATTTTATCCGCTCATAAGATTGTCAAACAGGCCGGAGCTTGGTACACCATCGAGTACGAGGATAAAGAAATAAAATTTCAGGCAAAGAAATTTGAAGAGGTTTTAGAGAAAAATCCCAAATTGGAAAAATATCTATACGATCAAATATGTGAAAAAACCATATTGAAATACAGAAATTCTCCAGACGAGCCGGTGGTATTGGATGCCGAAGTGGAAGAAATTGAAGAGATGTTGGAAGACGACAGTTAATCTTCATCGGACTTGGGGCATTTTTGCTTTTTAGGTTGTTACTCCAAAATACATACATAAATATTAGAAGTTAAGAATGCCCCTTTTTTAGAAAGGTGTAAATGAACAATAAAACATTACAACGGATACTGGATCAAGTTCAGAAGGAACATGACAATGCAGATGATCTGGAATATAATAGCAACGTGTTGATAGTCGATGGACTAAATACATTTATCAGGGCCTTTTCGGCCGTACCCATGACAAATACAAATGGGGCTCATGTCGGTGGAATCATCGGATTTTTGAGGTCTATAGCATATACTGTCAAAACATTAAATCCCACTCGGCTGATAATCACATTTGATGGCAAGGGTGGTTCGGTGCGCCGTAGAGAATTGTATCCAGAATACAAAGGAAAACGGAAAGTATCAAAATTAAATAGAGCGGATGCATTCAGTACCGCTGAGGACGAACATCAGTCGATGATGGAGCAGTTGAAAAAGACTGTTGATTATTTGGGGACACTTCCGTTATCACTGATTACGGTGGAGAATATTGAGGCTGATGACACAATGGCATATATTGCCAAGCAGGTTTTGACTGATAGTAAAATCACATTAATGAGCACTGACAAAGATTTTCTACAACTTGTAAATGATAGAATATCGGTGTGGTCACCTACCAAAAAAATACTCTATACTCCAGAGGTAATCAGGGCTGAATATCAAATACCACCAAATAATTTCCTAGCATATAGGATTATGGAAGGTGATGTATCTGATAATATTCCAGGTGTCGGTGGAGCCAAAATCAAAACAATCATAAAGAGATTCCCAGATGTATTGGATGATTCAAAGAAATTGAATGTTGATGATTTGATAGAATATGCTAAGGGTCAAGACACCAAATTGAAAGTGTATGACAATGTTATTAATAACAAAGAGCTATTGGAATTGAATTGGAAATTGATGCAACTGGATGAGGTGGTTATTAGTAATACCGCCAAATTTCATATACTGAGTGTGGTCGATAGGGATCAACAAACCAAGTTTAATAAATTACAATTTGAGAAAATGTTTATTAGAGACCAACTGCACCAATCCATACCCAATCTGGAAACATGGTTAAACCAGTCCTTTTTAACATTGGACAAATTCGTGCGAGAACATAATGGGAAGAAAAAAGAAGTATAATACAGTAGAAGAACGTAAAGAGGCACAGAGGAAATGGCAAGCCGATCATTACGAACGCAATAAAAAGGAAATATTGAAGAGGGCTAGAGATGCCTATCGCAAGAAAAAGATTGAAAAAGCCAAGCGCGAACGAATGAAAAAATTGTATGATGAATAGGAAAAATAAATCAATATGTTACAAAATATATCAGCGTTTTTCGCCATATATACGATATCTATATGTACGGAAAAGCTTGATTAATTAAAGGGTTGGGATATTGGGTTGACTTTTATAGCCCATCAAAAAATATAGTGATCGAATACTATGAAAAAAAACATCTAAAACAAATAAAACGGGATGTGAGAAGAAAAATGGAAATTATAAGTTATATGGATTGTGAATTTATAGAAATTAGAGAATGGGAAAATGGTAGATAGTGAAAAACTAACCCCATTTGGGAGTTCGTTTCAAACCAAAGTGATATCGTCACTTCTGGCTGACACCAAGTATTTTCAGACAATAGGGGATATCTTGGAACCAGTCATGTTTGATAGTGACGCTAATCAATGGTTAGTGGCCACCATCAGTGAGTATTTTATGGAGTACAAAACGACTCCAACACTCGATGTACTTAAAATCAAAATAAATGAAATACAGAATGACATCCTACAGACATCAGTAATTGCTAAGCTCAAAGAGGCATGGCAAAATATGGATTCTACTGATCTAGAATTTGTCAAAGGGGAATCATTGGAATTTTGTAAAAATCAAATATTGAAAAACGCAATTATTCAATCGGTTGATTTATTACAAGAAAAGAAATACGATTCGATTAAGGGGCTGATTGATAATGCCCTAAAAGCTGGATCGGAACGAGATATAGGCCACGATTATATTGTGGGTTTGGAGGAGAGATTGACAAAAAGCACTAGAAGTACGATAGAAACCCCTTGGGAATCCGTCACTGAATTGATGGACGGGGGAGCTGGTAAGGGTGAATTAATAGTGGTGGTAGCACCCGCTGGTATTGGAAAAACGTGGGTATTACAGACAGTTGGGGCACATGGGGTTAAAATTGGTTTGACAGTAGTTCACTATACATTGGAATTAAATCAGAATTATGTTGGTTTGAGATATGATACTATTATGAGTGGGGTTCCAACCGCAAACATTAAGTATCATCAAGAGGATGTAAAAAAGGTAATTGATGCATTACCGGGGAAAATGATAATTAAGTATTGGCCAACCAGATCGGCATCGGTACAAACGATTGCGGCTCACTTAAAACAAATGGAAATTCAGAATATTATACCCGACCTAATTGTGGTTGATTATGCCGATATTCTGAGAGATTCATCTGGAGCCGTAGAAAAACGATTCCAGCTGAGTAATATTTATGAGGACTTGAGAGGTCTGGCCGGTGAATTCAGTTTACCAGTATGGACGGCATCTCAAGCGAATCGTAGTGCATTGGAAGAGGAAATTATTGATGCTTCCAAAGTTGCAGAGGATTATTCTAAGATAATGACAGCTGACTTTGTAATGTCTATTAGTCGTCAAGTATCTGATAAGATAGCGAATACGGCTAGATGTCACATTATCAAAAACAGATTTGGTCAGGATGGTATTACCTTGCCGATGAATATGAATACGAATATAGGTAAAATAGAAATCTTTGAGGGTCAAAGTTTTAGTGGAAAAGAACAACAGAAAAAGATGAATAACGGTGATGAGTATGTCCGCAAGGAATTGAAGAACCGATTCAAAGATTTGATGGTGGATAATAAGGCCGAGAAAAAGGTCGATGGATATGAATAGGAGAGAATAAATGGTAACTTTTAAATTATCGGATAAATTTATAGATGGGTTCAAGCGCAAGCGGGCACCCTTCGGTTTCAATGGGTTAGGGGCCCTAGTATATATGAGGACATATTCCAGAATAAAGGAAGATGGTTCAAATGAACAATGGTGGGAAACAGTACAGCGTGTAGTTGAAGGTACATATAGCATGCAGAAAAACTGGATAGACGAACAAGGTCTTGGATGGAACCCATGGCAGGCACAGAGGTCTGCACAGGAAATGTATGAGCGTATTTTTGAAATGAAATTTCTACCACCCGGACGGGGTCTGTGGGCAATGGGCACTGCTATCACTGAAGAAAAGGGATTGTATGCGGCATTGAATAACTGTGCATTCGTATCCACCGAAAATTTGAAAGACGATTTGGCCAAACCATTCACGTTTCTAATGGACGCTTCCATGTTGGGAGTCGGTGTTGGATTTGATACAAAGGGGGCAGGGCAACTTATTGTCAAAGGCCCTAATGTGGATAGACCACCAGAAAAGTTTGTAATCCCAGATTCCCGTGAGGGTTGGGTTGATGCCATGAAATTATTGATCGAGAGCTATTTTCTTGGTACTTCACCTATGGATTATGATTATGATACAATCAGGCCAGAGGGAGCACCAATAAAGGGGTTCGGCGGCACTTCAAGTGGGTACAAACCACTTAAAGCTGCTATGGATGAAATATCCAAAACACTAGATAAAAATGTTGGGGCACCTATTACAATAACCACAATAGTTGATATTATGAATCATATTGGTAAATGTGTGGTGGCCGGAAATGTCAGACGCTGTTTACCAAATCACTATGAAGTTCAAACGGAAAATGGTTTCAAATGTATGAGTGAACTTACATCGGGAGATATGATAAATACAGCAGGAGGTTTGCGAGAGGTTAATGATGTCATAGATAGCGGAAAACAGAAAGTGTTGAAAATTAAAACGATGAACAATACTGAATATGAAGCTACTGAAAAACATACATTATTGGTATATAATCAGAAACTAGGCTTTAAGTGGAAAATGGTAAAGGATATTGATTCGGAGTTAGATTTTTTAGTTAAACCCAAAAATAAATAAAATATGAAGCGGTTAAGAATAATGGATACCGATTTAAATTAGATGTATATTAATAGGAGAATGATTATGTATGGGATAGAAGATTTCAATTTGGAAGATTTCAATTTAATTTCGATTATGGAAATAGTCGATGAAAATAAATATGTTCAAACGATGGACATAGAGGTTGCGGACAAGCATCATTTCTTTGTACGAAATCCTGAATACTCGGATGAATGTATTGTATCACACAATACAGCCGAAATTGTATTTGGTGATCCTGAGAATCAGGAATATTTGGACTTAAAGGATTACGACGTGAATCCATATAGGGAAGAATTTGGGTGGACATCGAACAATTCTATATTTGCCGAATTGGGCATGGATTATACTGATGCTTGTAAACGTGTTGTGAAAAATGGTGAACCGGGATTTGCATGGCTTGAGAATATGCAGGGTTACTCACGTATGAAGAGCGGTAAAGACTACAAAGATAGACGTGTAAAAGGTGGAAATCCATGTGTTGTTGGTGATTCAATTATTACTACTGATAGAGGTAGACTTAGAATGGATGAATTAGTTGAACGTGTAAATTCAGGTGAAACCATAAAAGTTATGTCTTTTAATGAACAAACATTAACAACTGAATTTAATGTTATTACAAAAGCGTGGATGAGTAAAAAGGATGCTACTGTATTGACATTGGAAATTGAGGAAAATGACCAAATGTTTAAATTGACATGTACCCCCGACCATAAAATATATACAACTAATCGAGGATATGTTGAGGCTAATGATTTAACTGGGGAGGATGATATAAAAATAATTACATAATTCGTTTGTATATGGTATTTATTTTTGATATTTATAATAAAGAAACACTCTATATAAAGGAATGAACTGTGAAAACATATTGTGAAAAAAAGAACGGAAAAATTAAATTTGGAGATACTAATCATATTAGTTACGTGGGTCACTATACAAACAATAACAATAAAACATATTATTTGCGTAGCAAGATTGAATTCGTGGTGGCTAGATGATTAGATATAAAAAATCTTAAATTTTTATATGAATGCAAAATATATATAATAAATTCAAAAAATTATAAACCCGATTTTTTCCACACTGTAAATGATAAAATCAGAACTATTATAGAAGTAAAACCAGATAAACAAACGGCTCTGGAATATTATTCTAAATATAACGAGTATTTTAAGAATATAGGAATTCGGTATGTAGTTTTATGAGAAAAACACATACATCAATTAATACGTAAAAATAATTTACAAGATGAGGTACTAAATTGAATAGACTATAGCATCACGAATTATAAAGTTCCCGATATGAGAGGGAAAAATAATCCTAGATATGGAATGAAAACATCAGCAACTACTAAAAAGAAGATAGGTGATAAGACCAGAGAAAGATGTAAGGATAATGAGTATATTGATAAATTGAGTACCTCTATTTCTAAGTTCTATAATACGGACATGGGACTAAAACGAAGAAATGAAATTTCAGAGTTAAGAAAACGTGAAAACGTAGAATTCTGGAAACGGAAAAATCATGATGACCCACTTACTACTGCTATATGTAAAATATGTGGTGATTTATTTAGATATAGAGGTATTAGTGAAAGTGGTCGTGTAACTTGTAGAAAAAATGGATGTACTACAAAATATAATAATAGTATTGGAATTCCTCGAAAACCATTATCTAAAAAATCAAGTATTAGCTCATATAAAACAAGACTGTTAAACGGTGGTAATAAAATGAAATTAACTGAAAACTATAAAGATTGAAACGAGAAAATTAACATGTTAAAGAAAACGTATAATATTCCAATGACGTTTGGTATGAATGAAAATACCATTGTCAAATATTTTGGAAATATAAACACCTATATAAAGGAGATAAAAAAATATGGGAAAACTAATAAGAACGATTTTACATAAAACTGTGGAGGATGTATTCGATTTAACCGTCGATGCTGTCCATAATTTTATAGCCAATGGTATATTGGTACATAACTGCCTTAACTACTAAGTCTCGGGGCAGTATAAATTTCTCCTGATTGACTTGGAAGGTGAGTATACACCGACAGGGCGCAAGGGTAAAGCCAGCGTGAGAGACTGAGCGGAGAAACTTCAAAATGAAGATGCGACAGTCCACCTTATGAATCGAAACTTCTGATACGATTTGTAAACAGCGAACAAAGTTTAGAATCCTATGAATTGTGTTGTCTAGTTGAAACATTTCCAGACAATCATACGAGCAAAGAAGATTATTTGCGAACATTGAAATATGCTTATCTTTATGCAAAGACAGTGACACTTGGAAAAACTCATTGGCCAGACACAAATAGGGTTATGCTGAGAAATCGTAGAATTGGTACATCGGTATCTGGTATTGCCCAATTCATTACCAATCGAGGTCTGGGTGTACTCAGGGATTGGTTGGAAAGTGGGTACGATGAGATTAAGAAATGGGATGAGATGTATTCAGATTGGTTATGTATTCAGCCCAGTATAAAAATTACAAGTGTGAAACCTAGTGGGACAGTATCACTACTGGCCGGATCAACTCCAGGATTACATTATCCAGAGAGTAGGTTCTACATCAGGCGTGTACGACTGGCAAAAAGTAGTAAACTGATTACACCACTTGAAAACGCTGGATACAAAATAGAACCGGCTTATGGTTCTGAAGAAAGCACAGTTGTGGTGGAAATTCCCATTGATGAGGGTGATGGAATTAGGACAAAGAAGGACTTAACGATGTGGGAACAATTGGCCCTTGCGGCGTTTATGCAACGGCATTGGGCTGACAATGCTGTTAGTGCCACGATCACGTTTGATCCGGAAACCGAATCGGATCAACTCCCATTCGCTTTGAACTATTTTCAGTATCAATTAAAAGGCATTTCATTTCTACCTAGAGTGGAAAAGGGGGCCTATAGACAAATGCCGTATGAGGAAATCACTGAAAGTGAATATGATAATATGAAAACTAATCTAAAATATTTGAGTTTAATTCACATTGAAGGGGAAATGGCAAACCCAGAAAAATATTGTGGGAATGATACGTGTGAAATTGATGCCGAGTGGGCACAAGTTGAAGATGAACAGGATGAAAAATAATCTAATCTCATAGTGAGATTGATATAGACAGATAAACAAGGAGAAAGACAATGTTAGTAAAGTTAAAAAGTTGGACAAGAGAGAAAGTTATTGAATGTGACAGTTACCATATTGAAAAAGTGGAGCATGGACATAGATGACAAATAATGAGAAACGCCACACAAGGAGATGTTAATGGTCTCGTCCTTGACCAAGTAATGGAACATTGGTCAAATGGGGAAGATGTGCGGGTGTTTGTAACTGACAATGGTAAAAATGTGGAGTCATACAGATATACATGGACTAAGCCACCATGCGGTCCGCCGCAGGAAGGCTATGGTTCACGGGACATTGGGACGGTTGAGCCACGGTTTGACCACGATTTATCCAAGGACACATTGGCTTTTATAATCGGTGCAGTTGAAAAGTATGGAAATGATGCATCATATAGTGAGTCGCTTGTAGTGTATTTACAAGAGCGTCTTTTTGGTAAGGATGAAATAGCTAAATAAAACAAAAACTGGTGGGGTGGGCTTCTCGGTCTGCCCCTAAGTAAACGGAGAAATAAATGTACACATTAAAATTAAACGCATTTAGCGATGATATGATTGAACGGTATGCAAACCATACACATTATCATGAAGGAGATTCGGGGATAGATTTGTTCTTCCCAGACCCAGTAACAATACCAGCTGGAACTTTGGGTAAGAAAATCGGTCTCGGATTTTCGTGTGAAATGATATATGGGATGTCTGAAAACGTGTCATTCAATATATACCCACGATCCAGTATTTCCAAAACACCATTGAGATTGTCAAATTCGGTTGGTCTAGTGGATGCTGGTTATAGAGGTGAGATCATGGCATTATTTGATAATCACAGTGATAGGGATTACCATATTAGTGCGGGAGACAGGCTGCTACAGATCGTAGGACCCAACCTCCAGCCCATTGATTTGGAATATGCTGAAGAATTATCTGGTTCCGATAGGGATGAAGATGGTGTTGGAAGCACGGGAAAATAGTTGAAAATAAATCGTGTCTTTGGGAAATAAAACACTATTTATATACGCGGTTGAGGTGTAAGGGGATTTGCATGTCGGCTTTCCAGCCGGAGGAGTTGGTTCAAAACCTTCCAACCGCTCTATTACAAATGCGATTGAGGTGTTCAAGGGGAGCACGTCGGTATTCCATATCGAAGGAGTGGGTTCGAATCCTGCCGATCGCTCTATTAAAAATGCGATTGAAGTGTAACAGGTAAGCACGCCGACATACCATGTCGGAAGAGTGGGTTCGAGTCCTACTGATCGCTCTATTAATGCAAGGAAAAAAATGTTATATGAACTTCTCAAGTAAATTTTTCGATATCAAACCATTTGATATAGAAGAAGAAAAACAAAATCTAATCAATAATTTGGACTTTTTACATTCTATGACAGTGGAAGAACAAACCCTGTATAAGAAATGGCAGGAGTTCAATAAGAACGAACATAAGATCAGGGGGAAAGCCCACCTGTTTGATGTGTTTGAAAAAAGGTTATGGGCACCAACCGATATCTATGATGAGGATTTAACCATTAAGGAAATTAATGCGTTGGAGCCAGTTGTAGAATATGCAGGAAGCGATGAAGCTGCTGATTGGTCATTGTATAGGATGTTAATTCACACAATGGATTGGTCTGCGAACCCCGGTAGAAATATGAAATTCTATGTAAAGGATGCTGTCACTCGTAAGGTGTTGGGTCTAATATCAATGGGTTCAGATGTTACCAGTATCAAGGTCAGAGATGATTATATTGGTTGGAAAAAAGAAGATAAATTTGTAAATCACAAGTTGAATAATACGGCTATAGCCAGCACAATTGTGTCGGTTCAACCATTGGGTTATAACATGCTTGGTGGAAAATTGATAGCCGCGTTGGCAACAGTGTCAACAATTAGGGACAAGTGGGAAAAGGAATATGGTGATGTTCTAGCTGGGGTTACAACCACTTCATTATATGGCATCCATTCACAATATAACGGAATTCCACATTGGAAAACGATGGGTGAATCTGCTGGCAAGATTAGGATCAAGCCAGATGATAGTGAATATTTGAAATGGAATAAGTGGCTCAAAGAGAATTATCCAGATGAGTTTGAAAAAGCCATTACTGGAACGGGTCCCAAACAGAATGTATTAAGCAAGGTATTCAGCCATTTGAAAATTAGAGGTTATGAGCATGGATTTCATAGAGGTGTCTATTTTGCGTCAATCTATGATAATACAGTGCCATTCTTAAAGGGTGAAATTGAACAATCTGAGCTCAAAATGAAACTGAAATATGAACAGGATTATGAATATATCGACAGGTGGTGGAAAAAGAAAGCCATAAGACGATATCAGAACATGATTGCACAGGATAGGATTAAACCAGAGAAATTATTCTATGGTGATATCGTGGGTGTATCTTGGGAAGAATGCCAAGAAATGTATTTAAAAGAAGTGGGGAGATAATGAGTAAAACACTAGTTGAGAAGATCGAAGAATTGGGTACTGATTGGAGCAAGGTGAATACCGCTTTGCATCACTTATGGTCAAAAAATGTCGGAACTGATAATTATGACAAAGAAGAATGGAAATTGTTAGAAAAATATATATATAAAATTATATTGAAAGACAGGGGATAAGCTTATTTATAAGTCAATTTATTTCGAAGCGGAAAAACAGAAGATTCATTTGTGGGATGATGACCGCGGCTATTTCACAATACCATATAGACGTTATGGGTATATAAAAGATAGGGGCGGCACATATACTTCATTATATGGGGACAGGCTTAAGAAAATCCACAAGTGGGGCAAAGATTCCACTGGATTATTTGAGAGTGATGTACACCCTGAAACAAGAACATTAATTGATCTGTACACCAATGACGATGAACCATCAAAAGGTAACAAAACGATTATTATTGATATTGAAGTCGAGGTCACAGATGGATTCCCAACTGCTACTTTGGCCGAGAATAAGGTTACGGCTATATCAATTTACGATTTTACGGATAAGAAATATTATGGTTTGGTATTGGAAAATGGCAAGGGTATTATCAAGCCATCCACAACTCCAGAGCTTGACATTGAAGTGTTTGATATGGAAGTTGATTTGTTGAATAGATTCATGCAGATATACCTACGCATAAAACCAACTATTATTACTGGTTGGAATGTGGATAGATTTGATGTAACATACCTATACAATAGAATGGCCGATCAGCTGGATGAAGATGTAGCCAATTGCTTGTCTCCAATCGGTGTGGTACATTGGAGTGATTTCAGGGGTAGCTACAGAATCGCTGGGGTTGCAACAATGGATTACTTACAGTTGTATAAGAAATTTACATTTACGCAACAGGCTTCATACAGATTGGATGCGATTGCTGATTTCGAATTGGGTGAACGCAAAATTGAATATGATGGTACACTAAACGAATTATATGAAAATGACATTGAAAAATTTGTCCAATACAACATCCATGATGTTCGACTAATTGAGATGTTGGACAAGAAATTGAATTTTATAGAAATCGCTCGTGGTATTTGTCACTTGGGGCATGTTCCGTATGAAGATATTTACTATGACAGTAGATACCTAGAGGCTGCTATTCTTGTTTATCTGAAAAAATTGAACATCATCGCTCCGAATAAGCCCGAGCGTGAGGGTTGGAAGGATGAAATTGGCTTTGAGGGTGCTCACGTTCAAAAGCCCAAGAAGGGTCGTCATAATTGGGTATATGATTTGGATTTAACATCAATGTATCCAAGCATCATTATGTCGTTGAACATTTCTCCAGAGACAAAAATAGGTAAAATATTTGGGTGGGATTCCAATAAATTTGTGAAAAAAACCCCAAAAACCTATACTGTCAAATATGGTACAACCGCACTCCAATCCATGGATCAGGATGAACTACAGGTATTTTTTGATACCAATCATGTGTCGGTATCGGCCAATGGGATATTGTACAAAACTGATAGGGATGGCCTAATCGCGTCACTCCTGAAAAAGTGGTTCGACGAACGTGTTGAATTCAGAAAATTGGCTAAGAAGTTTGCCGACGCGGGTGATAACGAGAAATATGATTATTTCAATAGACGACAACATATCCAGAAGATTCTCCTTAACTCACTTTTTGGGGCACTCGGTTTGCAGGGTTGGAGATTCCATGACGTAGACAACGCCCTTGCAGTTACATCGACGGGGGTAGAATTAATTCGATTTTCCAAAACCATTGCAAACCATTATTACAATACTGAGCTTGGTAAAGAAATTGAACTTGAAATGGAAGATGGGTCTATCAGAAAATTATATGAAAATTGGCCAATCCATGTAAAAAGGGGTGGTAAAAAAGTTCAAATTTTAGCCAAAAATCTCAAAATAAATGATGATATTCTCTAAGTTTATACTATTTATATACAGACACAATGTATCAATGTATAAAATATAAATTGGAGAGTAAGATGAAAAAGGGGTCAGCGAGAACATTACAATATTGATTGGATAAAGGGTATAAAGGGGAAGAAGCAGAAAAAATGCGTATGAGCAGAATTCCAGGTACTATAGAATATTTTACTATATTTAAGGGGCTCCCATTGAATGAGGCCGAAATTGCGAAAGAAAATTATAACAAAAGGTCCGTTCCGACATTGGAAAATATGATACGCAAGTATGGGGAAACTGAAGGTGAAATTAGGTGGGGTGCATATCGTGAAAAACAGGCAAAATCCAATACATTTGAATATAAGCGTGATAAGTATGGTTGGACATTGGAACAATTCGATGCTTATAACAAATCAAGGGGATTGTCTGGTAAAGACAATGGCAATTATGGGTCGAGCTATTATGAAGCTTGGGTTAAAAAGTATGGAAAAATAAAGGCCGATGAAATGAATAATGCTTTAGGTGAATTGAAAGCCAAAGGGGGGAAATCTCAAAAAGGTGTACCCAAATCATTTGTGGCTAGAAAAAATATGAGTATAGCTGCAAAGAAAAGGATAATGGATCAGGGTACTTACATTTCATATAATCCAAATTCAATTCCGATAATTGAAAAATATGGAAAAGAAAATGGATATAAATTTCAACATGCTGAAAATGGCGGCGAATATTTGGTTAGGGAAGTTTACTATTGGGTAGATGGGTATGATCATGAAAATAATGTGGTGGTTGAATATGATGAAAAATACCATGAAATGCAAACGGAAAAAGATAAAATTAGGCAACAACATATAATGGATGTGTTGGGGTGCAAATTTATAAGAATTAAAGAATCTGGAGAAATTAAGATTTATGAAAATTAAAAATATAAGGGAATCAAAAGGTGTCGATGTGGATCATGTTATCTACATCGACACGTAGTGCGGATTCACTATTTATTTCGTCAACCGCGATGGTGAGCAAACGATATGGAAACAAGAAATTCAGTGATGTCATGCTGTCACAGTACATCTTGACAATAGCTGGTGACACCCAAAAATTCATAAATAACTCGTATGACTATTTTGCCAAGAAATTCTGTAATCTTCCCGGTGCACACCGGTTTGAGATTAAACAGGAATTGATTGCAAAGTCAGCTGTATTTGTCAATGCTAAGAAAAATTATGGGTTGCGTGTTATCAATGACAATGGTGTGAAAGTGGATAAAAATGTGTACAAAGGCTTGGCCGTAGTTCGCAGTGATTTCCCACAATCATACAGAAAATTGTTAGGTGAGGTGCTAGGTGATGTTCTAGCGGATGTTCCAAAAGATAAGATCGACGATCGTATTATTGAATACAAAAACAACATGAGATACTTGAATGTCGAAGATATCGCCAAACCAACTGGGGTTAAGAATATCAAAAAATATTTGGTTCCACCTGGAGCGGGTGGGGGATTTTCTACTTGGAAGTCTCGTTGTCCTATCCATGTCAAATCATCTATCATATACAATGATTTGATTAAGCATTTTGACAAACAAAAGAAGTACGCATTGATAGGGGCCGGCGACAAGGTCAAATGGGTGTACTTAAAGAAAAATAATTTAGGATTAGAAAGTGTGGCTTATACAGGTCACGAAGACCCAAAGGAAATTATGGATTTCATATATAATTTTGTGGATAGGGATAAGATGTACGATAGTATATTTTTGAACAAAATCACATCAATATATTCTGCCATGGACTGGTCGTTGCCCATAGATAAAAAGTTCTCGATGGACAGATTTTTTTAATCGTTTGGGCACATTAATGTATATGTATATATAAAGAAACAAGGAGTTACAATGGAAAAAGGAAAATTAGTACGGTTTATTCAAAAATATCATTTGAATGGCAACGTACAATCGGTTTCAATGAATAGTGACGGTGAGACGTTAAAGGCGGAGTTTGTAACTTCGGACAGAGGGTTGCTCGGAACTATTAAAATGAAGAATTGGGGATTTGAAAAATCCAAAATTGGTATCTTGGATACTGAGAAGTTCTTAAAATTATTGGCAGTATTGGATAATGATGTTAAATTGTCATTGTTAAAAGCTGGCGATACGGCAATCACATTAAAGGTCGCGGACAATAGTTCTACAGTCAATCTGATGTTATCAGACTTGTCGGTAATTCCAGCTGTACCGCCTTTGAAGTATGTGCCGCCAATGAATCTCAAGTTGAACTTGGATTCAAATTTCATTAAGAAGTTTATCGCTGGTAAGGGTGCTCTATCCGATGTGGATAATTTCACAGTGGTCACAGATAACGATTCTGTTAATTTGGTGATCGGTTATGCATCAATTAATACGGACAGGGTTATTGTTCCAGTTGATACTGAAGTATTCGAAAAGATTGACAAGGTATCATTCAACGCAAATATCTTCAAAGATATCCTGCAATGTAACCGTGAATGTAAAAGTGGAGTAATGGAAATCAGCTCAGAGGGTCTTTCAAAACTGACCTTTAATGTTGATGACTATGAAGTTGTGTATTTCTTAGCCGCATCTGAAAACGTAGGATAAACAACAATGGTTAGAAAAACATCTCATTCGATATGGTGTGAATTATATCGACCAACATCAATGGAAACATTCGTAGGAAATGATCATCTCAAGGATAAAATTGATATGTACATTGAAACCAATGATCCGCCCCACCTGTTATTTCATGGTAAGGCGGGCACTGGTAAAACTACATTGGCCAAGGTCATACATAATAGTATAGACTGTGACCACTTGTACATCAATGCTTCAGACAAAGGTGGTGTGGATTACATTAGGACTGATATCATTCCATTTGCCAGTAGTGTTGGATTTAGGGAGTTGAAATTGGTTATCCTCGATGAGGCCGACTTTTTGACTCCACAATTCCAAGCATCACTACGCAACGCTATGGAAACGTACGCGATGAATACTCGGTTCATATTGACTTGCAATTACCCCGAACGGATAATCGAACCAATACAGAGCCGGTGCCAAATGTTTGAAGTTTATCCTCCAAGCAAAAAGGAAATCGCCGTACATGTCAGTGCAATATTGGCAAAAGAGGGTGTGAACCATACCGCGAGTGACATCGGATTGATTGTCAATAGTAAATATCCAGACATTAGAAGTATTATCAATACATTGCAGAAACAATCAATTAATGGTGAGCTGAGATTGGACAAGCGTTCGGTTGTGGAAAGTGACTATAAATTGAAGATATTGGATGTACTGAAAAAGCAGGATAAGAAAAACTCATTTGCTAGTATTAGACAAATGGTGGCGGACAATTCAATCAGAGATTTCGCTGAGATTTATTCAATGTTATTTTCTGAGGTGGATGATTACGCTAAGGGTCATATCGCTCAAACGATATTGATTCTGGCCAGATACCAATTGAGTGATTCTCAAAGTGTCGATAAAGAAATAAATTTTATGGCATGCGTAATAGAATTGTTAGATTGTATTAAGTAAATGGAAGAACAATTTGTAGACACGTCGAGGGTAGAACTTAGGATTATTACTACCGCTATAGCAAAAAGGATGATTGTAAAATACCATTACAGTCACGCATGGCCCGCATCAACTCAAGCTCCATTAGGGGTATTCTATAAGACAGGCAAGAAACATAAGTTTCTTGATGAGGATGATGAAAAATTGATTGGTTGTATTGTCTATGGCAATCCAGTTGGTCGTAGAGCGGCCGCATCTATAGTGGATAGTGATGAGATTAACGCTCATGAAAGTGTTTATGAATTGACAAGGTTATTCATCCATGATGGATACGGCAAGAATATTGAGAGTTATGTTATAGGTCAATCGTTCAAATGGTTGAAAGAGAATAGGCCTAAAATCAAAATGTTGATCAGTTATGCCGACCCAGCACAGGGTCATGTTGGAGGAATCTATAAGGCCACCAACTGGGGATACCAAAGTGCGGATGATATGAAGTTGATGTTCAATTACCCAATTTCATTAACAAACGATCCTTATGATTGGATTCATAGCCGTACTGTATTTTCAAGGTACGGAGTGACTCCATATCCAACGGATGATGCAGTAGCCAAAATGAAGAAAGCGGTGGGCCAGACATTCTGGATGAAACGAGAATGTGTGAAGCATCGCTATATTCAATTCTTAGTGGACAAGAGGGAAAAACGGAAATTGATAAAATTGCTGAAGCACCCATTTCGAGACTATCCTACAACGGCCGACGACGATAGTGAAATTATTGAAGTGATAGTTGACGGGAGTGGAAAATTTGGGAAGTTCATGTAATGGAGAAATATACAGACATATCTAGAGTAAGTGTTCGACCAATAGATCGGACTACTGCTAAAGGTATCATTGAAAAATACCATTATAGTCATTTGATTCCAGCTACTTTACAGCTGTCATTGGGTGTATTTTATGAATCTGATGACACAGGTAAATTTTTTGATGACAATGAAAAATTGATAGGGTGCATAATGTATGGGCATCCATCTGGCAGAATGGTAGTGGATTCCATAACCGAAGGTGATTTGCTCGATCGGGAAAATATAATGGAACTTTTGAGGTTGTTTATCCATGATGGTTATGGCAAGAATATTGAGAGTTATGTAATCGGACAATCGTTCAAATGGCTCAAAATCAACAGACCAAAAGTAAAGGTGTTAATCAGCTTTTCCGACCCAGCAGAAGGTCATTTGGGTATCATATACCAATCGACCAACTGGTTGTTTCAAATGATTCCATCATCTGGTAAGTGGCAATTTTCAATGGAAAAAAACCCGTATCATTGGGTACACCCCAGAACAATATTTGGAAGATATGGATTTTGTGGTGTGGAAGATATGAAAAAGTCATTTGATAAGAACTTCTATGCCAAGCGCCTGACAAACAAATTTCGATATTTGTACATACTGACCAATAAATCGGAAGCTAGGAAAATCAAGAAAAATCTAATCCACGAACTACTGCCATACCCAAAGTCAATTGATTATATGGAAGAAATAGTGGAAGTCGAAGTGAGCGGAAATTCGAAGCTCGGAAAGTTCATATAATGGAAAAATATACGGATACTTCTAGGGTCACTATAAGGCCGATAGACAAAAAGACTGGTATTAATATGATTAAAAAATACCATTACACTCACAAAGCACCTGGTACTACTCAGGATGTGTTGGGTGTGTTTTATAAGGGTGAAGAAGCCAACAAGTTTTTCGATGATGATGAAGTATTGATCGGGTGCATGTTATATGGTCATCCAGTTGGTAGGTGGACAATAAAATCCATTATCGAAGATGAAAATATCAAATCCTATAATGTGTATGAATTACTGAGGTTATTTGTACACGATGGGTATGGCAAGAATATCGAAAGCTTTGTCATAGGTCAATCATTTAAGTGGCTGAAAGAGAACCGACCAGAGGTGAAAATATTGGTGAGTTATGCCGATCCTGAAGCCGGTCATGTGGGCATCATATACCAATCAACTAACTGGATGTTCCAGATTCCAGAACCAGGTGGAGCAATGATGACTTCACTAACCAAAGACCCGTATGTATGGGTTCACCCAAGGTCAATGCACGCAAAGTTTGGTGCTTGTGGGGTGGATGGTCTCAAAGAGGCATTGGACAAACCATTCTACATGAAAAAATCACCTCCAAAATTTAGATATGTATATCTATTGACGGACAAAAGGGAGAGCAAGATATTGAAATCGAAATTCGTATATCAACAATCTCCATATCCAAAAGAGCACGATTATGTTGAAAAAGTTATTGAAATGGTGCCCAATGAAGAGAAAAAATTTAGTAAATTTATTTAAATGGTATATATTTATACCTGAAAGGAAATGTTATGAGTCAATTAAATCCAAGAAAACCATTACCAAAATCACCACCAAAACTAGACCTAGCGAAGGCAGAAACCATCGTATGTGAACAAGAGGGGTGTGGTAATATGTTATTTCTTCAGTCATTCGTGATGAAAAGAGTATCGGCCATTTTGAGCCCAAGCGGTAAAGAAGAATTACTACAAATTCCAGTTATGAGTTGCGGAGCATGTGGTGGGGTCAATAAGGAATTCATGGCCGCATTCGGAGAACCCGACAGCGATGGTTAATACCAAGATCAAAAAGGCCAAAACCTTATTTGAACATGTAAACCATGTCAATGAAAAACAAACCAAAAATTACTGGGAAACCTTATCTGAAGCCGATAAGAAAAATTGGTCCAATTATATGATCCACAGGTTTTTGTCGATGGAACCAGCATTTATTGAGATAGTGAATGAGGTTCAAAAATATAATCTCACTCCGGATATGGTGTATAAATTCTACATAGATGTTCTGCCAAAGGGTAAGCGGTGGTTGAAATATGTAAAAAAAACGGCCAAACAGAAATTCGAGAGTGGATTGGTGGAATTGTTTGCAAAGCATTTTGAGGCTAGTATTCTTGAATCGACTGAATACATTGAATTATTGAGCCGATCTGAAATTGAAGAGATTTTGGACAAATATGGTCTGGATGCAAAAACAAAACGAAAATATCTGAAAGGAATTTAGAATGTCATTACACAAGAGATGGTTAATAGAAGAAATCCAGAAATACTGGAATGTAACACAAGAGGAAGCATTAAGGTATGCAGATACATACGATGCGACTGAGCAAGGTAGAGTTGAATTGAAAGCCATATTGATCAAATGTGGAGTTTCCAGAGAAAAATTAAGAGAATTGAGATTATAGGAGCTAGTATGGAAGAAAATGTAGATTTAGAAGAGGGTGTAAAAGAACCCGGAGAAATAGAAGAAGTATCGGTGGCGTTTGATTTGGGGTCATTCCAATTGGATAATGGTATTGATTTGATCAATAACGCTCTCCATTTTGTGGGAGAATTCAATTCAGAATCAATCGCTGATATTATTAATAGGATGACATTTATGTATAATGTCAACTCCGAGAGGGATATCAATTTAATGGTGACTTCTCAAGGTGGTGATGTGTACGCATTATTCGGCCTGCTCGATTTTATACATGGCCTAAAGGTAAAGGTAAATGTGTATGTAATTGGTAGTGCATTGTCTTCAGGGGGTATCCTGCTTGCATGTACGACGGGTGAACGAGTGGTCGGCCCACATTCAGTGGTTTTATTCCATGATGGTGAAATATCAATGGGTGGCAAATTGGATGATGTAAAGGGTCAAAGTAAGCACATGGAAATGTTAGCCGATAAAATTCTCGATATGTTGGAAGAAAAAACTTCAATGAATCGCAAGTTTTGGCTTGACAATACCAAAAATGACTTGTATCTTGAAGCTGACGATTGTGTAACTTATGGGATAGCTGATAGAATTGGAGGAATGCATGACTAATCACGTTTCCAATTCACAGGTAGTGAAGTATTCAAAATGCCCATTACATTGGAAATTGGAGTATATTGATGAGATAGGGGACTATGAAACGAATATCTACTTGATATTTGGTACATCCGCTCATACTGTTATACAATCGTATATCAAGACATTGTATAACGAAAGTGTTAAGAAAGCCAATGAAATGGATTTGGATCAAATGCTCATAGATGAAATGAAATCGGAGTATGCTAAGGCACAGGAAAAGGGCGATCCGAATCCTTGTACCAAAGCAGAGATGATTGAATTTTATTATGATGGTATCAAAATATTCAGATATTTGATAGCACATCAGAAGGAATATTTCCCTAAGAGAAACCACAAATTACTCGGAATAGAAACTGGGTTGGGTGTGGAATATGGCCCAGTAGAATTCGCTGGGTATCTGGATGTGGTTATTCTGAATGATACCACTAAAAAGATCAAGATAATTGACTTGAAAACGTCTACCAATGGGTGGAACAAGTGGCAGAAAATGGACAAATCCAAATCCAATCAACTGTTATTCTATAAGAAATTCTATGGAGAAAAGTTTAATATCCAGATGAATGACATTATGGTGGAATTTTTGATACTCAAGCGCAAGTTATATGAGAATATGGATTTCCCACAAAAGCGAATACAAAGGTTTGTGCCCGCAAGTGGTACACCTTCTATAAACAAAGCGATGAATGATTTGGAAACCTTTGTAAATGAGGCTTTCACTGAAACAGGAGAAAAGAATACGGAACGGAAATATCCGGCAAGGTCTGGCAAAAACAATAGAAATTGTACATACTGCCCCTTCAAAGATCATCCAAAGTATTGTGATCCAAAAGATAGGATAAGGGGTTAATTATGACCATACTTTTAAGAATATTATTAACGGATATGCTGGATAATCCAATGGAGAACATAGTTCTGCACAGAATTGAGAAGGCCACAAAAGAACTGAAAACTGGTTTTGCGGTTGAATTTTGGTATATCAAGGGGGAAGTGGGAGTTCCCAGAGTACAGAAATTTATTGATAAAATTTCAACGATGTTCCACTGCCAAATGTCGGTAAAAATGGTAGAATCTGATGCAGACCAACCACATGGATTTGTACTCCCGCCACATGAAAAGCATGTGTGGTTCAATGTCACTCCAATGAGGTACAAGAATTTGCACATAAGTTATAGGTTTGAATATGTGTACGATGGAATAGAAGATATGGGTAACGCTGTATCCGATTTTATCAAAACAGTTAAATTCTATGAAAAACCAAAACAAGATAATAGACGACAAAAAAGGAACGATTAATGAATGTGAAAATCGGTATTGTGGGCAGTCGCAAATATGCCAATAATAGGAAAATGAAGGATATCATATTCAAGCTGAAAGAACGGTTTGGTGACGATGTTGAAATAGTAAGTGGTGAACAGAAGCAAGGTGCCGATGGAATGGCTAAGAAAATAGCATTGGAAATGGGCATGAAATATGTGTCATTCCCGCCAAAGCATTATCCTTACAATAGTTATTGTATTATGGAATCATCCGATTATGGCAAGCCATACAGGGTGTGGTATTATAATGAACGGAATACTCAAATAGCCGAATATTCCGATTATGTGTTCGCATTCATTCCAGAGGGTGTGGATTCTAGGGGCACAATGGACACCGTAAAAAAAGCTCGTAAATTGGAAAAAAAAGTCGTCATTTTTAACTAGTTCATTGATATATATAAATATACAGGAGATAGAAATGGATAAAGACAACACAAAATTAACAACGGTAAAGCTGATCGACGATTGATATAGGCAGTTCAAATTGCATGCTATCAATGACGATTTCACTTTGCAAAAACTTGTAAATCGAACCATACATAGATATGTAAATGACGATGTATATAGAAATGATATGTTAAATTATGATATGCCATTGAGTGGCAGTAAATATTAATCGGAGGTTATAAATGGCTGACAAAGTTATAAAGAATTGAAATGTCGGAGACATAAGAAACGGGACAGAGGTTTTAGCACCAGAACAGAGAAAAACACTATTAATATTATCGGATGATCTGAGAATGTCGTCTGGGGTAGGGACAATGACTAGAGAAATAACTATGGGTATTTGCCATAGATTTAATATCGTTCAAGTTGGTGGAGCTATAAACCATCCAGATAAAAATAAAGTGATTGATTTAAATCAAAGCTTTCAAGACGGAACGGGTGTCCCAGAGGCACATTGCAAGGTGTATCCAGTTGATGGATATGGAAATTCGGATGTCGTTAGACAAATAATGAATACTGACAAACCCGATGCCATACTACACTTCACAGACCCTAGATTTTGGGGTTGGTTGTATCAAATGGAACATGAGATTCGTCAGAATATTCCAATTTTTTACTACGCTTTGTGGGATGATTTGCCAGTACCAATGTACAATAAAAGATTTTATGAATCATGTGACTTGATTATGTCAATTTCAAAACAATCACATTACATCCATAGATCGGCATTAATGGAAACTGACACCAAAATAATTGACATGACCATAAATGAGGTACTAAATGAATATCCAGACGGAAACAATATGGAGACCAGAGTTAGTTATGTTCCGCATGGTATCAATGAAAATGAATTCTATCCCATAGAAGAGGGTCATCCGGAATGGGATGATATGAGGAAATTTAGGAGTGAAGTCACTACAGGGACTCTTGGAAATATCGAATTTATATTCCTATACAATAGTAGAAATATTAGAAGAAAAATGACAACCGATTTGATATATGCATTTAAAGTATTTTGTGACGCTCTGCCCCAAGGTGAAGCCGACAAATGCTTATTGTTATTACATACACAGCCGGTTGACGAAAACGGAACGGATTTGCCAGCTGTAATCAGTGAATTGGTCGATAACTATAATATCGTTTTTTCACATCAAAAATTAGATACTAAGCACATGAACTACCTATATAATATATCGGATGTCACTGCACTAATTTCTTCAAATGAAGGATTTGGATTGGGCACAGCTGAATCATTAATGGCGGGTACTCCAATTCTGGTTAATACCACTGGAGGACTTCAAGATCAAGTTGGGTTCAAAAGAGAAGATGGTGAATATGTCGGAGTAGAAGATTATAGAGATGGTTGGGGTTCCAATCATGATGGTCGATATACTGAGCACGCGGAATGGTGTAAACCAGTCTGGCCTGTTAGTAGGGCTATAGTGGGTTCGGTTCCAACTCCATATATTGCAGACGACCGATGTGATTGGCAAGATGTGGCAATCAGAATGTTGGAATGGTATGGCACACCAATAGACGACCGCAAAGCTTCTGGGAAGTCTGGTCGTGAGTGGTTACTTTCAGAAAAGACGGGGATGTCTGCTTCAGAAATGGCTCGACGATTTGTGGTTCACATGGATGAAACTTTTGAAAATTGGATGCCGAGAAAGAGGTTTTCAATGATTAAAGTTGAAATGCCGGAAAAAGTTATGAAGGAAAATGGCTTGAAACTCACCAAAAAAATTGAACATGGAAATGTTTACATACCAAATAAATAGGAATAGGAAAAATTATGCCAATACCAGAAAATAAAGTAATGTTAGTTTTTATGGCCCCAGTGGCCACAAGATCAGGTTATGGTTCCCATTCTAGGGATATTATCAGGTCTATTATCAAAATGGACAAATTCGATGTTAGAATTCTGCCCACCAGATGGGGTGAAACTCCACAGGATGCGTTGGATTATCTCAATCCGGATGACAGGATAATCATAGATAGGTTGCTCCCTGAGCCCAAATTGGACAGACAACCAGAGATATTCATGCAGTGTACAGTGCCAAATGAATTTCAGGCACCCGGTAAATATAATATCGGTATCACGGCTGGTGTCGAAACTACCATTTGTCCTCCAGAATGGATAGATGGAATGAATAGAATGGATATGAATATTGTACCTTCAAAATTCGTTAAGGATATGTTTGAGAGCCTGAAATTTACGGAGAAGAATGAACAGGGTCAACCAGTAAGAGAAATCAAAATGGAAAAACCCATTGAAGTATTGTTCGAAGGAGCAGATACTAAAATCTATAAAAAGACCAGTGATTTCAGCAGTGAATTAAAAGAGGAAATGTCTCTTGTAAAAGAATCATTTGCATTTTTATTTGTGGGGCATTGGTTGCAGGGTGGACTTGGCAAGGATCGAAAGGATGTTGGAATGTTAGTTAGGATGTTTCTTGAGACATTCAAAAATAAGGCTAAATCGCCCGCACTTATAATGAAAACCAGTGGGTCTAGTTTTTCGGTGTTGGATAGGGAAAACATGCTGGCCATGATTAATCAAATCAAACAATCATTGGGTAACCATAAATGGCCAAATATCTATGTGATGCATGGAGATTTGACTGACAATGAAATGAATGAATTGTATAATCATCCGAAGGTTAAGGCTCACGTAACATTCACTCATGGTGAAGGATTCGGCCGACCATTACTTGAAGCGGTGTTTAGTGAAAAGCCAATTATCGCTCCGAAATGGTCTGGGCACTTGGATTTCTTGAATCCAAAATATGTTACATTGTTACCAGGTGGACTTACTGCCGTGGATAAAAACTCACTACAAAAGGGGTTGGTTGTCGATGGTGCAAAATGGTTCACAGTGGATTATGGTCACGCTGGCAAGGTATTGAAGGATGTGTTTGATAGTTATAAGAAATATACCCAAAATACAAAAATATTGGCGATGGCAAATAAAACCAAATTTTCTATAGAAGCGATGGATGCGGAGTTTTTGAAAATTTTGGATACACATCTTCCAGAATTCCCAAAATTGGTGGACAATCTCAAGCTCCCCAAATTGAAGAAAACGGGTGGCACTGTACCTAAAATGAAATTCCCCACATTAAAAAAATCAAGTAAACTTACTAAATAGAAAAGGGGTAAATCATGAAAAATGATTGGCTGGTTGTAAAAAATGAAAAGGGTGAATTGGTAAAAATCAATGTCGAACCCGAAATATACAAATATGTTACACAATTGGAATACGCAATTAAATTCCCGATTAGGAGCAAGATTGCGGAATTGTATCCCGATAGATTTGGAGGGGAATAGTGTCCGATGTAATGACTGGAACATACGAAGAACTGAGGCATTGGTGATACGACGTAATGAAAATTATACCAAGAAATCAGAATATGGATTATGATAAATATCCATATAGGGAATTGACTGACAAAATGACATTCAAAGATCAGGTCGACGCTGGAATAGGCGCGTGTAGGAAACTTGATCAAGACCCCGAATTTGCGTTGTACTATATGAAATATGATAGGCGGTCAAAAAAGAATGCAGATGAAATTGATGAGATAGAACTGATAGTTATAAACCAACGTGTAAAAATAATATAGGAAAAAATAATATCTTTTTTTATCTTTTTTGATACTTATTATAAAAGGAGATTACAATGGATAAGAAAAATTTAAAAATTGATTCGAATGTGCACAATAAATTAAAAGAATATTGTGATAATAATTTTTTGAAAATGAGTGAATGGGCGTCTAATATTATTTTAAATCATATATTGGAATTGGAAAAAAATGATGGGAAAAACTAAGAATAAAGGAGTTATGAATGAGTAAAAATGAAAATTATGAAGGTGAAAGGGTCATTACCTGCCCCATCTGTTTTAATGATGAAAAATGTTTTGAGGATATGCATGGTGATTTTTCATCGTATTTGTGCTTCAGATGTGGATACACAAGCAATTCACACTACACCAAAGATTCTGCCGAGAGAGCCAAACACATAGGTAACACCCCCGAACTTATAAAGGGTCTGGAATTTTTTGATAACGAGCGAGAGCTCTATTGGTATCCTAGTGTACTTAATATGGGCACTAAGGGTATCATATTTCCGGAGGGAAAAGAAGATAATTGGGTATGGAAATATGCCAAAGTAATTGATATTCCAGAAGATGAGAAAAAGGATTACCCTGTCCCTGGAAAAGATGGTGAATTTTATGACACCAAATTGGATGTAGATGGAGCCGAATCGTTTGACAAATATGATTTCTTGTCAGCGGTTAAAGGCATGGGCATCACTGTGGACTTATAAGATGGC